TCGTCCTGCCGCCAAGCCCCTTGGCGATTTGCAGAGCGCCCCAAGTCTTGCCAGAGCCGCTAGGCCCGGTGAGAAGCAGCCGCAGCTTGGTTGCCGACCGCTTCGCCTTTCTGATCTGTACCGTCATGTCCGTGTCCTTTCGTGTCTTTGTTTCCGTCCTGAAAAAGCCGCCTTGTCGTCCTGACTCAGCGGCACTGTTCCCGTCCTTGGGCCGCGACGATTCCACCGTCGCTCCTGTGTGCGTTCAAAAGGGCAACACGTTGCCTGCCGGCCACGGGCGAGGGTCAACCTCGACGATGTCGCTGGCGGTCTCCACGAGCAGCATCCCGGCGTGGTGGCTGCACACTCGCCCGTCGTCGTGCGAGTTGAGGCTCCATCCCTTCAGGCGAAACGTGATGTGATCGCCGATGGCGAACGTGTCAGCGGCTCGAGTGCCGTAGGTCTCGGTCATGCCGGCGACGGCGGCGGCGTATTCGGCGTGATGTGCGTCCATGTGGGTCATCTCCTTCGTGTGTGGGGCAAAGATATACGGCCGTTCAGGTACGTCAATCTAGTGGTCAGGCATTCCAGTTGGTGTTTTGGGGATTGGAAATTGCGTGCATCGGCCGGTCTGTTTCGTACGATTCGTGCATATGTATAGCGAGGTCTTTGCATATGTCAACCAAGGAAACGACTCAGCGTTCCAAGCACAAAATCAATGCTGTGGGCGACCGCCTGGGCGAGGTCCGAGTCAGTGCCGAGTTGCTGCCCGAGGCGGACAAAGACGAGGGCTTGAATCAACTTGTCGATGTGGCGTTTCATTGCGTCATTCCTTCGGCTTGCAGGATGGCTCGTCCGATGAGTTCTGCGACCTGTGGGACGACGGCGTTTCCGAGGCATCGCAGTCGGTCCACCCGATTGGGAACCCCATGAGCCACTCGACCCACGTCGGGTTCAGTGGGCCACACCAATCGTGCGGCTCCAGGCAGTGCTTGCAGATATTGACCGGCTTGTCGTCGTCCGAGAACGCAACAATCGTCCCAGGCGGGCCGGGCCAGCGAGTGTCTCCTACCGCAGCTTTCTGGACTGCTTCCGGCAGATTCGTGCCCCGCTTCTCCCATTCCTTGCAGTGGCTCGCTTTCGTGGCTCCCCTGCCGTCGCTGCTGGTCGGAGTAGGCCACGATGTAGACCCTTCGGCGTCGATGCGGGGCACCAACGGAGGAAGCGTTGAGAACGTGCCATTCCGATACGTACCCGACTGCGGCAAGCGCGCCGATGATTCCGCTGAACGTGCGCCCTCCATCATCTCGTAGAAGCATGGCGGGATTCTCTGCCACAAACACCTTTGGCTTGAGAGTCGCAACAACTCGTAGACATTCGCCCCACATCCATCGGTCATCTGCCTTGCCCTTTCGGTGGCCTGCCTGACTTATTGGCTGGCATGGCGGGCCAGCGCATATCGCGTCAACCTTGTAGAAATCAGATTCGTCTGGTGGAAACGTGGCAACGTCGCCCCATCTTGGGACTGACGGCCAGCGGGCAGCGAGCACGCGGCTTGCGTACTGGTCAACCTCAACCTGCCACCGGCACTCCATGCCGGAAAGCTCGAGTCCTAGGTCAAAGCCGCCAATGCCAGAGAATAGAGATCCGAATGTCATCTTCTGCATCCTTGCAGTGTGGAGAGTTCGTCAAGCGATCCTGCCGTCGTCCTCGCACGTCACGCCAGCCTTGCGGGCAAGGTCAATGGCATCGTCATCCGTGACCATGTAGCGGCTCCGAGCGGCTGCAAGCTGCGCCACTGGATCGCTGACGATGTACGAGGCACCAGCGTCCTGCTGGATCGTCCAGAACTGTTTGACGCCTACGGTGGCTGCGAGTCGCTTTGCGTTTTCGATGGCTGTCATGGTCGTGTCCTTGAGTCGTAGTGTGTGTTGGTGGTGACGATTGGTGACGATGAATCTCAGCCCCAAGCCGCGTAGAGTTCGTCGCACAGCGAGACGTAGAACTCCTCGCTGCACGCGCGGTAGAGGCGAGACAGGCCAGCGTCGGTGATCCGTGCAGCCTCGTCGCTGCAATCAGTCGCCAAGGCACGAAGGACGGCAACAACCTCGTCAATCGTCATCGCGGCAATCTTGGCTTCCAGAGCGTTCATCGTTTCGTCTCCCGTTTGGCATCCGCGAGTCTCATTCGCTCGCATGCCCCAATCATATCGACGGATCTTTGCATATTCAATAGGGGCAAATCACGGGGAAAACCACATTTTTGGAAAAAATCTTTTCAGCCCCTGCCCTTTTTGGCCGGTCGTGCCGACTTTGCGGACGGCTTCTTGGACTTTTGCGGCTCGTCCCGCTCTGGCTTGACGGGCTGGCTGCGGTCACGACCACGGGGAAAGCCGACGCCAGTTGGCTTCGCCGCCTCGTCCTCCAAAAACTTCTCAACGCTCTTGCGCTGAATCATCCAGCCGTGGCCGGGAATCAATGTGCCAGCCAGCCGCTTGCCGTTTGGTCTCGGCTTGTCCTCGTCGTAGACGATGCGCGTTACGGTGCTGGCAGATCGAGCGCCGATCTCGTCCATCACCTGCCGCACGGTCATGTATCCCGCGAACGGGTTTGCCATCGCTATCATCCTTTAAGCATATCAACGAATCGTTGCAAAGCAAATCTACGCAATCGCCCAGCCGCTGTATTTCACGACACAGTCATCGTCATTGCATGGACAACCTTGGTCCGTGCCGTCTCGAGACGACCGTCATCGCCCTCTTTCTCGTCCAAGAAACTCGAAACCCTGTACACTATCAACCGACCCAAAACGGGGCGATTGTTCTAGCGGATGGGGTGTAGATCAGACCGCCGTCCACTAGTGTGCAGCGTTAAGAGCGGACAAACCGCCGACTTGAACGTCCGTACACTAGTTTCTACAATCGCCTCCAAACCCAAAGGAGACGATGAAATGACCCTTCGAGAGTTGCTGATTGACCGTGTCGCGCCGCTGAAGAACCTGTCCGACCGATCCGTGAAGATGTACGAATCGACGCTGGACAGGTTCCGTGACTTCCTCGGCCACGAGCCGACCGTCGATGACCTAGACGACCTGACAGCCGCCAAGTTCCTCCGGTGGCGGCAGACGCACCAGCACAGCCGATTCAAGCTGATCAGCCCGGCAAGCCTCGCCAAGGATTCCGCTCACCTGAGGAGTTTGTGGACTTGGCTAGCCAAGAAACGGTGGAAGCGGTCAGACGGCGAACTGATCGAGTTCCCCGATTACGCCCGCCCTCGCGTGCCAAAGCCCGTGCCGAAGGCGTACAAGGCTGACGAGCTAGCCAAGCTGGTCGAGATGGCCCGCCGGCGGAAAGGGGCTGTGGCGGGCAAGCCGGCGGCCTGGTACTGGACAACCAAAATCCAGGCACTTTTCCAGACCGGCGAAAGGATCGGTGCGGTACTTCAGCTTCGGTGGTCGGAAGTGGATCTGGAGCGGCACACGCTGACGTTCCTCGCAGCCACTCGCAAAGGCCACAGGGAGACGATTACACGCCCGATCACGCCGCAGTTGTCCAAGATGCTGGCAACGCAGAAAGGCCCGCCAGAGGCTCGCGTGTGGCCCTGGCTGGATGACCGAGAAATGCTGTCGTGTTACGCCTCGTTACGGGTGCTCTGCCGGTGTGCGGACGTGCCGTACAAGCCTTTCCATGCCATCAGAAAAAGCACAGCGAGTTATCTGAAGCGTGCTGGAATTTCAGCCAAAAAACAGCTTGGTCACTCCTCGGAGGAAATGGCCGAAACTCACTATTACTGCGAAGACATCGTTGGCAGGGAAAACAACCTGGACTACCTGCCAGACATCGACAAGCCGCCAGCCAGTGAGAAAAAACCGCCAGAAAACCCGGCTGCTTGACGCCAGCTAGCCTGCGGCATTGCACAGCGGTAGCATCCCCAATCGGAGGGACTGTGCAATGTCGCTTTTTTCCATGCTTGTCGGAACTGGGATCGTGTGGACGAAAAACGAAATGTGGGTGATCGCGTGCGGTCGCCGCACGCTAGATGGGTTCACGCCACAGACAGAGATCCGCGAAGACTTGGGCCATGTTCGAGGGCTGACGCCTACCAAACGTCCACGGAAAATACGACCGAGGCTGGACGTTGATTTCAGGTTCGTTGATACGAAGATCGTGATTGACTCTGTGCGGATGGCGAAGATGTATCCCAACTGCGAAGTGTCTGGCAGGGACGTTCACTTAGACGACAGCTGCATAGATCGCAACAAATTCAAGCATCTGCTCCAGCAAGAAGCAGACACGAAAAAAAGCTGGATACGGTCAAGCATCATTCGGATGCTGCACGAGGAGCAAGAGGCGTCTGGGCGCAAGTACGTGACAGGCGATTCGTGAGCATTGACCAACTCTGTCAATGTGACAAAACCGCGTCTCTTAATCCCAACGACCGAGGTTCCGTCACACTTGACGCCCGTGCCACAATGAATCAACGTCGCCCGGCTGGCAGGCAGCGGACCGATAAACCGTGTCGCCTACCCAGCCGGGTGGCGTTCCATATTCTGGAATCTGGAAAATGCCCCACGCCATCCTTCGCTTCCGCCTCCCTGACGAGCAGTCCGAGTTCGACGCCGCCCGCCAGGGCAGCGAGGCGAAGGCGTGCCTGTGGGCTGTAGACCAGTACTGCCGCTCGATCTGCAAGCACGGCTCGCCGTCAGCGGAAACGAGAGAGCACCTAGAGCACATACGGCAGTTGATAGGCGAGACGCCTGGGCTGGTGGAATGATGACGCCTAGCCGTCAAACAAGTGCATCTTCGCCAACTGTCGCAGCGCCAGAGCCTCGACACGCGCCTTGCTCCCTGGCTCGGACGGCAGCTTATCCGGTGGCGTCATGAACACTTCGATGTCCTCTGCGAGCGACGCGGCTCGGTGCTCAACCTCACGCACCGTATCGAGCACAAGCGTGTGATCGCCAGATTTCGCTCTGTCACACAGTTCGCCCTGCCCACCCTTGCGTGGATCGTAGAGCAGTTCGATCGTCCATGTGATGCGGGCACCGACGCGAGCGAGTTGCGTCAGCCACTTCCGCAGCTGCGGCGAGAGACGTTCCGGCATACGACGCTTCTTGCCCTTCGCCGGTGGCAATTCGTCGTCGCTCAGTAGAGACCGCTGGACCTCGCCCATGCAGCGAGTCTGCCAACGCTGTCAAGTCTTCCGGGCTTCTCTGCACGCCTGACGCATCCATGTGCGGTTTGCCATGCTCTCGAACCACAGGCGTGCGAACGATTCCACGGCGTCAGTGCCGACATCGCCGTAGAGTTTCTGCAACTCTGGCGAGTCGCCCCACATGGCTTCGACGTCTTCTCGCACCTTGGCGATCAGCACCTTGGCGTCACGCACCGCTGCCATCTCGCTCTCTGGCTGCGAGCGTGCCAGCTTCGTCCAGTGCTCCGCATTCCAGCAGCGGCAGACGGAATCGACGAACTCGTCAAACGCACGCCCAGCCGCAACGGCTCGTGGGCCGACTTCGTCCCTGAGCCGGCTGCGGAGGTGCGGCAGCATCCCAGCCGGCGCGTCACTCACCGTCACCTCTTGCCCGCAGGCGTAGTAGGTGCAGCAGGCGTGAGCGACGCGCCGGTCGGGGCTTTGCACTTGCAAGAAGCAGGGCATGGGCACGGCGTGCGGTGCCCGTCTCCGTGGACGATGTAGCCTCGCCCGCCGCAGTCCGTGCAGCATCCCGGCTTGGGAGGCTCTGGCGTGGGTTCTGGGGCCTTCTCGGTGGCCGTGGTGGCATATGCCGCCGAAACTGCCGCCGAGGCTCTGGGAGCCTCACGGTCGATCTGTGCAGGGTCAGCGGCGAGCGACGCCAGTACGGATAGCAGCCATTGCCACATGCGTCACCCGCCTTTCCAGAACTTGTCAGCGATTCCGGCAACTGCACCAGTGGTCGCTGCCGTAATTGCGAACGTGAAAATGAGTTTCCACCCGGTCTCTTCGTCAACCACGCCCCAGACGCCACCCATCGCAAGGACGGCGCTAGCGATGGTCAGCAACACAAGGACGATTCCCGTGATCTGATTCAGTTTCTTGTTGTTGAACATGGCGTCACCACCCTTGCCCGTGGTTAAGGACTCGGTGCCCGTGCTCGTCAACTCGAGCGTGGACGACGTACGCCTGCTCGGGCGGCGCTGGCTCGGCAAACATCATCGCCCATAGTCCCAGCCGGGCGAGCCGCTGAACGAGTCGCAGCACAGGTCGGCTTGGCTCAGGCTTCACTGGGCTGTAGTCGCTCGTGGCTGCCCACCACGTAAGCATCACGGCAACCAGGCCCACGACGACGGCGGATTGAATCTCTCTCTGTGTCATCGGTCAACGCTCCACAACGAGTAAACGAACATGCAGACGCACGCACCGATGACGCTGCCGATGAGACCAGCAGGAGCGTCGCCAAACGGCAGACCGCCGGCGAGCGAGCCGATGATGCCGAGTCCGATGGTCGGCACCCAGCCTTCAGGGCACTTGCCAGGGTAAAGCCACTTGGCGATGCCGCCTGCGACGGCACCAAATGCGAGCCACAGAAGAAGTCCCATGCGTTGCTCCTAGAAAGCGATATGAA